CTACGGGTGTTCCCCACGTTGTGCTTGTTCCAGAAAGCGTACCTACAACTGCGGTTCCATAGCTGCTGTTGCTGTTGTCTTGGTAGCAAAAAACAAATTTATTTGCGTTGGTATCATACGTTAGTGATTGATTAAAAAATGCACCATTTATAGTCCCTCCGGGGTAAACAAGAGAGCCATAGCTTATAGATGTTCCGCTGACCGTTCCTACATAGGCTCTTGGGATATTTCCTTCTCTCCCCATAACTACAAACTTACTATTATCTGGATCGTATACTTGAGCTATAGCTTGTGGAGCGCCGCTAGTAATCCAGTAATAATCGTCATTTACTGTAGTGACTAGAGGCGTAGATATATCCGTATTACTTGCCACCCCACCCTTGATCGTAATGTTGCCCGATGCGGTGTCAGAGATCGCTGCGTCTGTTATGCCTATGAAGTCTGGGGCGTTTGTTGAGGCTGGGGAGTAGGTTATCGCTTCCCCTGTTGTATACGTTTGCTGCCAAGAAAAAACCGTTTTGTTCTCTACGGAATGGTAAGCACCGCCAATATAAAAGTTTTGAGTTCCTGAGTCCCAAGTAGTTATATTGCTTGCGGTTATAGTGCTTCCGCTTACTGTGAAATTTACTACTTGGCCATTCCCTGAAGTATTGGCAAAACCAAAAACCATTACGCCCGCGTTAGTGTCTTCCGTCAACGGCGCCGTATTAACCGCACTCATGGCGACGCCATTTGAAACCCAAGTAATAGGCGTTCCATAAGAAACCGATGTGCCAGACAAAGTAGCTGCGATGGCCATTCCGTTGTTTGTACTCGAGTCTTCATAAACTATTATAATTTTACCGCTTAAGGATGAATACGCTAAACTCATGCCGGCAGGTACAATGCTGTCTGAATACTTAGCGGTTGTACCAAAAGATATAGAAGTACCGCTGACTGTTCCAACTATACCGTAGCCTCTGGCGTCACTATCCAATCTATACCCTATAAGAACTTTTTGTGCTACAGCATCATAAGCTATTCCTGTGCCTGTGCTAAGGTTAACCGCCGCCGACGAGTAAATTACTTTTGTGCCAAAGGAAATCGAGGTTCCAGACACCGTACCTACTACTGATGCGCCATATTGTGAATTACTTGCAGAAGGAAAACTAAATACAATTTTTTGTGCGTTGGCGTCATACGCCATACTGCCGCCGTTTTCGTTATTTCCTGAGTCAATTGCAACCGGAGTTCCGAAACTAATAGAAGTACCGCTTACAGTTCCAACGGCTACTTTGAGGCCTGAAGCACTACCTGTCCTAAAGCCGTAGATTACTTTCTGGGCGTTGGCGTCATACACTGCGCCAAAAGTACTATAAATTGGAGTCCCTGTTACTATTGAAACGGGCGTACCAAAAGATATAGAACTTCCGCTAACAGTGCCAACAACACCGTATACGTTATTAGAGCTTGCAAGAAAATAAAAAACTACTATTTTGTTTGCGTTTACATCATAAACTGCTTGGGTGTAATCTGATCTACCCGATTGAAATTCGGTTTCAGTGCCGATAGCTTCGGCGGTTTCCGAGACAGCACTAACAGTACCATCAGAGTTAAGCCCGACAGTAACCCCATTGCCCAGAGTCCCAGACGCTACGAAGTTGACGTTCTTTCCACCACCACCTGCGGGCAGTAGCTCGCTTAGATTACTCATGTTAAGTCCATCATGTTAATTGTGGTTGCGGAAATTGCTTGGCCGACTTTGACGCTAGAGGACGTTGTACTCAGCGTGCCATCGTTTTGGACGTAGTAATCAGAGCCAATAGTCAGCCCTGTCTGGGCTTCGTTGATGCCGCCCTTGACGTTAATATCACCAGTAGCGGTGTCGGATATAGCGGCAGAGGCTAGACCAATAAACGCTGATGCCGATAATGTGCCGGGCGTGATGAGCGCACCAGAACCTCTGCTTGAATTGTTTGCGTCATTAAAACAAACGTAGACCAAAGAATTAGTAGAGTCATAAACAGAAAACGGTTCATCTACTGCTGCTGACGGTGACCACACTACCGGCGAAGTAAAAGAAACTGTGTTACCTGATATTGTTGCTTCAACGACCGTTCCTTTATCCGAATTACCAGCATCACGATATGTGATAATCGCTTTCGATGTGTTGGTGTCGAACACAACTTCGTTGTACTCAGATGTGCCTGAACTAGCATATGCGGATGATGTGCCTACAGAGACACCGCTGCTTGTGTCTAAAATAACAGCAGTTCCTTTGCTTGAGTTTCCGTTGTCGCAGTAAACTAAAATAGATTTTTGCAACGATGAAACATATTGAATGCCTGTCCATCGAGGAAGGGCTGACAAAAACTGAGTCTGATCAGCCATAGTAATGCTCGTGCCAGACACCGTTCCGCGCCAAACATATCCTAAATTATTGCCTGCATCTGCATGAGCGCATATTACTTTGTTAGTGCTTGAATCGAATGTTGCGGATATTGAAGCTATTGGAGCGGTAAAAAAATTAGTGCGCGATCCCCAGCTTGTAGATGTGCCTGATACTGTCCCAACGATTGCGCTGCCTTGCCCAGAGTTGTTGTAGTAAATCAAAACAACCTTGTCAGAGTTAGTGTCATAAGTAAGAGCGGGCCTTCTAGTGTTAGCACTCCAATTTGCCGCATTAGATTCAATAACAACTGCGCTGCCAAAACTAATACTTGTACCGCTTACAGTTCCAACTACTGCTGTCGGGTAAGCACTATTATCTATGTCAGAATATACAAATATGACTTTCTGACTGTCAGGGTCATAAATGCAATTCATGTTTTGCTCTAAGCGGTTAGAGCCTGAAAACGTAGCGGCTGTCCCATAAGATATGCTTGTTCCGCTTACTGTTCCCACAGACGCTCGCCCGACATAAGATAAACCGCTGTCGCGCCACATCTGTACAATTTTGCCCGCGTTAGCATCATAAGCCGCAGCAGGGTATCCATCTAAACCTGAGGTTGTAGAGAAAGCAGTAAATGAACCAACAGATGTTCCTGATATTTCACTAACAGTCCCATCACTATTCAGAATAACAGGCTTACCCGAACTCACTGCACCGCTCGCAGTAAACTCGACATTGTTCTGCCCTCCACCGGAGGGTAATAACTCCGATAGATTACTCATTTACACAGTCCATCCTATTGAGGCATCGACGTAAGTCATTACGATCTCTGCAAAGTTCTTATCAAAGGTCAGGTCAGTTGCGCTTGAGGCAATGTTCTCGCCGTTTCTGGCGACTGTAAAACTGGTAGTGGCCGCAGCTCCTGTGCCGTCTTTGATTACCACAGCGTCACCCGCACTGGGAGAAGCAGGCAGGGTAATCGTAATCCCACCAGCAGTAGCTACCACATAGTCTCTGTTTGACGCTGCGTAGCTTGTGCCTTTATGCAGAGGAACAATCGCACCCGAGCCGCCATTAGCGAATGGGAGAACGCCTGAGACGTTAGCGGTTAAACTACAGTAAGTAGTAGAGGTAGAGCCTGTACCGCCGTTGCCTGTGGGCAGTGTGCCGGTAACCTGAGAAGTCAGGTCTACGTTAGCCAGTGTACCGCCGAGAGTTAAGCTGCCTGAGCTAGTGACTGTGCCTGTAAGAGTCAGACCGTTGACTGTACCCGTACCGCTTACGCTGGTGACTGTGCCGTCTCCAACATCAACTTGGCCCAAGGCATCAACAACAGCAGCTCCCGCTCCCGCACCGTCGAGGTAGACAATCTTAGCCGCCCCCGTAGGTATGGTGACGTTAGCGCCGGAGCCTTGTGAGATGTTTATGGACTGACCGCCTGTAGTAGCGTTCTCGATCCACATGACACGAGAGACCGTGTTTGGCCCAATGGTCAGCGTTCTAGTCGCCGTAAGAGTCGCGCTAGATGTAACCTTGAAATACAACGCACGAGCCGGATCAGTCGCGCCATCTGCTACCGTGGTACTAGCGTCAGCGTCAGTAGGAAATCCGTCCTGAGTGTTGTACCCCAGAGCATCACCGATCAGCTCAAGGTTAGTGTTTGTACTCGTACCCCAAGTGCCGCTCTCGTCACCTGTGGCAATCTCTTTTAATCTTAGATTGTTTACATAAGTAGCCATCTATATCTCCAGTGACTATAACGAAGCATCGCCCGTAGCTGCGGGAACGCTGGTTGCATATATCTTGGTGCTTTGTTTCAGAGACAAAGTCTGACCACAATCAGAACAAGTATCAGCCTCTAACTCAGACTCATCAAGATCAAAACCACAATTGGCACAAACTATCTCTATTTCGTGCTTGGGGTCGATCACGCCATCTATGCTCTTAGCTTCATTCACCTTTATCATGCGGCTATCTCCGTCCAAATTGTACCCGTAGTAGGCGTTATCTCTGACCAACTGGTGCCGGGGTTGGGGACTATTTCTCCCCATATCAATACGTTTCCTACTTCTCCAACAGCCTGTACCCCAGTCGGGTACACTTTTGCCGTTCCTGTTTCTGTTGTCGATCCTAGTCCAGTAGTTCCTTGGACCCCTGTAACATTGACCTCTATAACAAGGTCTACTGTGGCCGTTCCTAGCGCCGTCGTACCCTGTACGCCGGTAACATTTACTGTCGCAATACCAGTAACAGTCGGGCTTCCAAGCTCTCCTGTCGCTGCAACTCCTGTGACTTCAACACTAGCTGTTGCTATGGGTCCGGCTACACCTAATGCCGTTGTGCCTTGGACCCCTGTTACCGCGACAATCGCATCTGCTTCTACAGACGCAGTGCCTATCTGGCCAGTCGCTGCGTTGCCTAATACATCAATGGCACCATCGCCATTGGCAACGACATTCCCTAGCGTAGTAGTCGCCTCGACTCCTGTTACAGAGACCGAAGCACCTAAACTCAGTGCCGCTGTGCCTAACGCAGTGGTTCCCTGTACGGAAATACTGCCCTCGCCAAAAGCAAAATCGCCCCATCCTGCGCGACCCCAACCGTCTAAATAGACGATGGCATCCCAAACGGCATAGTTGGCGATACCTGTGGCGCTTACGCCTGTTACAGATACCGTGGCGTTTGCCTGCGCCGTTGCAGTACCAAGTCCTGTAGTACCACTGATACCCGTTACAGCTACCGTAGCTGCGCCAGAAACGGCTACGCTTCCTATCTGCCCGGTGCCGACAGGCAAAGCCGGGCTATTGTTACCCCACTCTCCGGCACCCCAGGTGCCGTAGTTCCATCCGCCTAATGGGACAACAACGTCAGCCATCTAGCACCTTCTACGCAATACGAATTATCGCGTTACTAGCGTCCGCAGTTGGGAACACAATAGTAAAGTCACCGGCTGTAGACGTCTTGTCTGCGCCAAAATCCAACACCGCTACAGCTTTGTTAGACTGAGTGCTGTTATAGATCAATGCACCGCGAGCAGTAATAGTCGCAGTTGACCAGGTGGTGTCGTTGAAATCAGTAAACGCTGTGGTTCCAGAACTGGTAGGTGCTACCGCTGTAAGCGCGTTTCCACCAGCAGAATAGCCTGTGCCGGACACTTCGTTAGTCACGCTGTACGCTGTAGTCGTAGCATCCAGAGTTGCAGAGCTGGTGTACAAGGCAATGTACATGCTGTCCGCAGTGGTGCCACCACGAGCAACAGTTGTTCCAAATGCGTGTATACCGTTAAGAAGCTCCACTTTGAAGCTCGTACACATTGCTTGAGTAATAGCCATAAGGGGCCTCTCCTATAGTTTACGGATTATGTTGGCCAACTCATTTTGGCCTTGCTTTTCGAGTTCTGCACAAACAGTGGTCCTATCTGATTTGATGGCCTCTTTCATGTAAAACACCAAAACTTCTCTGATTTGCTCTTTAAATACCAGAGCCTGTGCTTTGACCTGCTCATCAGCAGTGTCACTCACAGAAATTAACTTTGCCAGAGCGCGATCTGCTAACTCTTCTGGCGTCCACCCCCGATTACTGGTGGTATGGACATCTACCTTAAAACCGTTGTCAAACGTCGTTTGAACGCCTTGGATCATGGGCCGGGACTCTCTGATTTAATGGGTATCCTAATCATGCCATCACGATATTCGTCACGACGACGGCGACCCTGCTGTTCAATTCCCAGACCTTGAACAGCTTGCTGATAGCTGTTTTCAAAGTACTGCATCATGTCAACAGGACCTTTGGTGTAACTATACGCCTGAATAAGAGTGGCATAAAGCAATGCTTCAGGAGCCTTATTACTTATCCAAGTTGTTGTATTCGTTGAGGAAAGCTGTGCTGGCCTGTAGATGTAACCTAGCTGCACTGAGTAAGTCGTGCTTGGCGTCGGTGCTATACAAAAATTGCTTTCATCCCAAACCGAGTAATACTTTGGTACTCCGGTTTCGGTAAAATCAGGCCAATATTCCTTAATAAAAGAATTGTCCCTGAAGTCTAAAAATATCTGGTCTCCTGCTGCATCAGTAAATATCAGGTATCGATGCGTCAATATGTCCGATGGCATTGTCAAAAAACGGTCGCCACTGGTCATAGAAGCAGTTGATTCTTTTTTAAATACATCGAGGTCGATGTCCCTAAGAATCCTGTTCTCGGCCATTGTGATGAATGTATTAATCACACTGTTAGAGAAGACATTACTGTCCACCTCAGTGTAATTTCTTATGTTTGTCACTAACTCATCGTATGTCATGGCGTCACCACGGTAACATTGCCTATTTCACCTACTCCCTCCACCGCTATCGTAGACGGGGCAGGCTGCATAGAATTTGGTATCGTCTCGAAAGGAGTGTCTCCTCCTGCGTTGTTGACAACGACAGTCAAGGGTTCAGTCCTATCTGGCCTCGGATTGGTTAGTGCTATCGCATCGCCTCTATATTGCAGAGGCTCAATCTGAGGCTCTTTTGGCTCATAGTCTTCTGGACAGACCATGAACCCTTTCCAGTTCTTTTTTAGGTCCAGATAGCGGTATCTTCTACCGCAGTAATCACACAGACCGTAGGAAAATTTACCAGTTGCCGTAGCCATTTCAATACTCTATCTGAGGCACAAAATGGACGCTGGCAGTATCCCTGTCCTCCAGCGCGGCTTTTTGGAAATCTTCCTCATAAATCTGTTTCAAAAGCCCTATTCGATCAGGTGCGTATTTCAAGGAAAGCATGTAAGCCAGACCAGAAGCTAAACAAGGCAAAAACCTGAAGTTCACGTCACTTGTATTAGTGTAGTCACCAGCATCCTGTATCCGTCGAATCCGGTAATAAACCAAGGTGTAGGCTTTGTCAGCTGTCGGATACAAGTACACAGTTGGCGTAGTTGTTCTCTCAACGTAAAACTGCGACGGCCTAGCCTTTGTCAGCTTATTAGGGAGGTCTAAGTACTCTGACCGGCCTATCCTATCTATGCTGATGTCCTGCTGCTGGCCGTTTATCGTGTCTCGTATCACAGCGGAAAGCACGTTTACCGTATCCGCTCCCGGCGCGATTGTAGTGGTGCCGTCAGCCAGTACAGCAGTGGCCTGCTCAATAGTCCAAAGGTTAAGACCCCTGTTGGCCCAATCTGAGAATAATAGATTCAAAGAACGACGAGCTGATGACAGCTGATATCCAGCTGTCATTCTCATGCCACAACGCTCAAACGCCTCTTCTATGAGGTCGTCAATGTTGAGATCAAATGTTGCTGTTCCTGAGGTCGCCATCGAGCAACTGCCTATAGAAATTAGTTCGTAGCTCGTACATCTCCGCTACATTGTATTCCCTAAAATACTTGTCGTAGTATCCAAGGGGCCTTAGTTTTTCTGCGGCTTTCTCTAGCTTAGATAATCGCTGCACAAAAAACATTGCATACTGTGTCTCTGTCTCCCCTTCAAAAGTCCCGTCATCAATAAGCTCATTCGACTCGTCTTCTGGATGAAATCCCATTACCCAAAAATCTTTGTCTTCAAAAGCTTCGTCTGCAATAGCTTCATTTAAGCTATCCACAAAATAATGAAACTTATCTGGGTCCTCTACAAACTCTGTGTCCGCTATAATGATTAACTCTTTTGAGTCATCCCATTCGCTTAGAGTCAAATAAAGGGTCCTGTAATCCTCACTGTCCGTTTTAAAAAGTATGTTTACTTTGTTTTCTTGCCACGCTGCCTTGGCATACGGGCAAGGCGGTAAGTTGTTAAAATCAGAGCTACTGACCTCTAAGGCATACTTAGACCAATCTCTGATCTCCTTTAATATGCCGGTTCGGTCAGCGTCCGTAATCATTTCTTTTTCATTGCCATGCCGGCCATGCCGCCGCCGCGCATTTTCTTTATAGGCATTTTCTTCTTGGCCATACCGCCGCCGCGCATGCGCTTAACTCCACGACCTTTCAGTACATCGGCTTGTGTTACTTTGCCGTCTCCCGTCAGATCAGGAAACTTGCCTTTTTTGTTAGCCATGCCGCCTTTGGCCATCATGACCTCAACTTTAGGGCTAGGGGTCGAAAGTTTTTTGTTACGAGGCCCTGAGGAAACCGCTCCACCTCCTCGAGTTGCTGCGCCCATTCCACGTCCAGCCATCTTGATTACCTCACTCGTCTATGACGTTTTACTTTTTTAGCAACCTTTTTAGGCTGCGCCGAAACCTGTTTACCTTTGGCAGCATCTGCACGTTTCTTGCGTGTTGTAGCTGCGTATTCCTTATTGCTTAAAGACTTAATAGCTTTTGCAGGCAAATATCTCTCACCTGTGGCTTTGGGTCCTTGCGTCGAAGGCTTACCGCTTTTTGTTCTCCACTTTTGCTTTGTCCAAGACTTCAAGGATTTTTGGGACTTCTTGAGTGCCATTAATCTCTGTAGCCTCCACCTTTCGACTTATACTGCTTGGCTAACATTTGCGCTTTACGTGCAGACCACTGGCCCGGCTTACCGCCTTTTCCTCCAGCCTTTATTTGATTAAAGAGCTGTTTTCGCATAGTGGGCTTCGTATAGTTGCCCGCTTTATTTACAGAAGACTTTTGGACTGCGCCTCCGGTAGCCTTTCGGACCACCTTCTTTTTTGCCGCTTTTTTACTTACCATTTTTTACAACTCCAGTACCGCGCAGTGAATTTATCCTTTGCAGTATCGCAGTTATGCCTAGCCCTAAAATTGGCTCGACGACCGGGATTACTTTTCTTGATAGTCATGTTCGGATCACCAAACCTGACCAGCTTTACTTGGTCTCCCTTCTTGGCCAGAACAGCAAATTTCTTACTGCCTCCAGAGGTTCTTTTGGGTTTATTGTATCCCGCAAAAGTCTCACCGCGATAAGAAACACGTCCAGAAGGCGTGCGTTTTACGTTCTTGGTGTTGGCCACTACTGAGGATCACCTCCTTCAAAAAACAAAGTAACACTTGTTACTTCAGCGTCGTTTACGTCAATAAAGATGCCTGTCTCAAACAATATTCCCATATCTGGGATAAACAGGTCTGTAGCCCCTGCA